GTCGAGGACTTAAATGCACCTGATAGTTGGTAGGAGATGAGGACCTCTGGGTCCTTCAAAGTGTACCAGTAGTATAAGCACTGCACTCCCTGCCATGATCACCACAATCGACGGCATTCAATTCACCATCACCCGACTGCCTGTTGCTCATGGTTCTGCTACACTGCGATGGACTGACCGGATTAAAGGTGGCAGCACCAGAGTGCGCACTGGGGCAGGGTCTCGCAGCATTAATCAGAGCACTAAATTAACCGCATTAGGTGATGTGAACTAACTCTGATGTGTTCGATTTCTAAGTAACAATCAAGAGGAATGAGATGCGCCTCTATAAAGACACTCACCACTCAAACAGTTAACTCAACTTTCTTTTTTTATTATGTCTAAGTCTGTGATTCTTTCTTTGTTGGCTCAAGGTAACACTGCCACCGAAATCTTGACGATTCTTGATATGCTTGTAGAGAGCATTGTTGAGGAGAATATTGATAATTGTGCTGAGGTATATAACACTCAATATTGATACTTACTGTATGCTCCCTGGTTGACACTGGGGAGCACCTATGTTAGAATTGGCAGTATACCCTAGGAGCAGTGTTTTGCCCTAGGGGGCGTTGCGGTCCGGGGGGCGTTATTAAAAACGAACCACTACCCTAACCTACAGAGGTGACAAATCGACCTGTAAATATAAAGATCAAAAAATATTTCCCCCAGGTATGAAAACTCACAAAACCCCTCTCAGAACAAGAAGGTCCCCCCTACTGTAACTTCTGAAGAGTTGTACTTATAGGATGGACGATAATGTATTATAAGATTATGTGAGTTCATATTGTGTTCTTAGTAACACTGATATATAATGCGATAGTGAGATAAATTACTATTAAAAAAATTTCCGGTAAAAAATTTTCACAAAATATGGAAAAAATATATCACATATACGCAAAAAACAAATGTTTGTTTCATTCTATTAAAGAAGAAGAATTTAAAATTACCTGGAATACATTAAACAATATGATTGGTTTGATGAAAACTGATTATACTGCAAAGGATCTTTCATACGAAGAATTAATCATAAACAAAGAGGCAATCTTAAATTCTTCGCATTGACAAAATTCTATATAACTGATAAAATTAACCTAAAGATTCGTAAAAACTTATGGCAAAAGGATTCACTGTAAAGGCAGCAGCACCACGAGCATCAGCACCAACAGAAGATTGGGACTATGGTGCAATTAAAGAAAGAATGAAAGGAAAGTCTATTGTTTTCTGTTTACCTGGCAGAGGATGTTCTTATATCTTTTTAAAAGCATTTGTACAACTTTGTTTTGATATTGTACAAAATGGAATGAGTATTCAAATCTCACAAGATTACTCATCAATGGTAAACTTTGCACGTTGTAAGTGTTTAGGTGCAAATGTATTACGAGGTCCTAAGCAACTTCCTTGGGATGGTAAATTACAATATGATTATCAACTATGGATTGACTCGGATATTGTCTTTGATTCTAACAAGTTCTGGCAACTTTGTGATTTAGCACTGAATAAGGAAGGAGTGGACAAAGAGATCGTTGGTGGATGGTATGCCACAGAAGATGGTCACACAACCTCTGTCGCACACTGGTTAGAGGAAGATGACTTCCGCAAAAATGGTGGAGTTATGAATCACGAAACCATTGAATCAATTAGTAAGCGTAAGAAGCCTTTCACAGTTGATTACACTGGATTTGGTTGGGTTCTCATTAAGAAGGGTGTTTTTGAAAATCTTGAGTATCCTTGGTTTGCTCCTAAGATGCAAGTCTTTGAATCTGGTGCAGTTCAGGATATGTGTGGAGAAGATGTTTCATTCTGTCTTGATGCCATTGAGAAAGGATATGATATCTGGTGCGATCCGCGGATTCGTGTCGGACATGAAAAAACTCGTATTATTTAAACTTAGAGAAATAATGTCTTCGGGATTATCAAAAAAATCTCGTTTCGGCAACGTCTCGTAATGAAAAACAAAAAAATATCGAGAACAAGGGAAAGGTTAAATAGAATTAAAGATGCATAACTTAATAGTATGTCATGTTTAATTGTTAATTTACCATCTAAAGAAATTTGGGTTCGTAAAGAATACTTAACTGATCATCAGAGTGGGTTTGAAGAGTTTGTAAAAGGCGTTTGGGTATCGGCAAAATCGATACCTGGGCGCACTTTTTATTTTGAGACATACTTACCAGAGTATGCAGCAATGTATGACAAACTACCCATCAGCGCGTTCGTATCTCGTCCAGAAACTCCGAGTCCTGATATGGATTTACCTAACTTACAATTCTGGAACTGCATGGATTATGGTGTAGTATCCATTCGTAAGCACTTTATTGCTTCTATGGACTATGAATGCTACACAAGAGATCATGGACCTCAGAAAGGTACTTACATTTGCACTTTAGACAACTATCATCAAGACTCAAATGTAATTGACTATACAACTTCGGAGAATCCTGCAGAACATAAGTCATTTAATCTTATTGAACTATATAATGGACAGTATGCACTCTACCCAAACAACAGAATTCGTATATATGATAACAGTTTAACACCAAAAAACCCCAAAACACCCGATTTTAAGGTATCTACAAGGTACTATCAAGTTGAAAATAGTTATGAACGTCTTGCAATGGGTAATGAAGACGAATATTTTTGGAAAACTGCACAAGAACGGGATAGCAACCCCGAAAAAAGTTCTGATTTAACCAATCAGGAGCAAAAACATGGGACAACCATCGGATAGAGACAAGGATTACATGAAAGAAGTGTGGGGAACTACAAAATTAATCACGGATTACACGGTAAAACCACCAAAAATGCTTCGTGAGATTGCAGATGATGTTTTAACCCCCAAAAAACACGATTTTGCTACACAAAACGAAATTCACGAAAGAATTCGCAATGATAATGATTACGATGATTGGGAATATGGAACTGAACCACTTTATGAGTCAAAAATCCTTGATAAATAAGATAGAATTGTAATAATCAATGCCTTTAGAAAGGGTAAGTCAAGGTTTTAAAGACATCAGTATGACATTTCAGAGTAACCCTCTAAATAGTGATCTGATTGCCCTTAAAAATGAATCTGCAATTGCTCGTTCAATACGAAATATTGTATTTACCCTTCCCGGTGAAAAATTCTTTAATGAAAATTTTGGTTCTAAAATATCCAGATCATTATTTGAAAATGTTGATCAAATTTCTGCATCAATTATTAGAGACGAAATTAAAAATTCAATTAATAACTTTGAAACAAGAGTAATATTAATTGATGTTAAAACTATTCCTGATTATGATAATAATGGTTTTAATGTAGTTATTGTTTATAATGTCGTTGGTGCCGATATTCCAGCACAACAATTAGAGTTCGTTTTGCAACCAACAAGATAAATGCCATTAGCAAATTTTTCAAATCTAGATTTCGATCAGATAAAAACCAGTCTTAGAGATTATTTAAAATCTAATTCTAATTTCACGGATTATGATTTTGAAGGATCTAATCTATCGTCTATTCTTGATGTGTTGGCATATAACACCTACATCACATCATATAATGCAAATATGGTGGCAAATGAAGTTTTTATTGATAGNGCTACTCTTAGAGAAAATGTCGTAGCACTTGCAAGAAATATTGGATATATCCCACGTTCAAGAAAAGCAGCACAAGCAACAGTAAGCTTCTTTGTCGATACATCTAGCATAACACCCGTACCATCCTCTCTAACCCTCCATAAAGGGACTGTAGCAAGCACTGCGGGTGACTTTGGTAATCAGTCCTATGTGTTCTGTATTTTAGAAGATATAACGGTTCCGGTCTTTAATAATATAGCAACTTTTAATAATCTTAAGGTTTATCAAGGAAATCGTTTAGTAAATAATTTTACTTATAGTTCTAGAAATCTAAATCAAAGATTTATTTTACCAAATAGTGGTATTGATACTGATTTGATTTCTGTATTAATAAAAACTAATGAACAGAGTACAAGTTCAACAAAATATAATCGTCAAGATAGTCTTTTTCAAATCAATCAAGACTCTAAAGTTTTCTTTCTACAAGAAATTGAAGATGAAAGATATGAACTTATTTTTGGTGATGGAATTTTTGGCAAGAAACTTGAAGAGGGAAACTTTATTGAAGTTGGATACATCACTTCAAATGGTGATAGTGCAAATGGCATAAGTCAATTTACATTTGCAGGAAGAATTACATACAATCGAAACTCTATAGAATACACAGTTACTTCAGGAATTTCATTGTTAACCACTGGATTAATTGCATCAGGTGGAGAAAATATTGAGCCAATAGAATCCATTAAAAGATATGCTCCAAGAATATATGCATCTCAAAATAGAGCACTTACGGCAAACGATTATGAAACATTAATTCCTGCAAAAATTTATGAAGAAACTGAATCTATTTCGGTATTTGGTGGAGAAGATTTAATTCCACCACAATATGGTAAAGTCTTTATAAGTATTAAACCAAGATCAGGTGATTTTTTACCAAATTTAGTTAAAGAAAATATCAAACGTGATCTTAAAAAATATGCGGTTGCAGGGATTGTTCCTGAGATTTTAGATTTAAAATATATTTATCTTGAAATAAATTCCAAAGTTTATTACAATACTAATTTTGCACCAAGTGCTGAATATGTATCAAGTATCATTCAAAATAACACTAAAAAATATGCAGAGTCAACTGAGTTGAATAAGTACGGAGCAAGATTTAAATATAGTAAATTCTTAAAAATTATTGATGAAAGTAGTGATGCAGTAACTTCAAATATTACAACAATACAGATGAGGAGAGATTTAAGAGTTGTACTAAACACATTTACTGAATATCAAATTGGTTTTGGAAATGAGTTTCATATTAATAGCATGAATGGTTATAACATTAAATCTTCTGCGTTTCGAGAATCATCTACCTCACAAATTGTTTATATCTCAGATATTCCAAATACAAACAGAGAAGTTGGATCTTTATTTTTATTTACAATACCCTCAATAAATTCAACAACTCCAACAATAGTAAGAAGAAATATAGGTAATGTAAATTATAAGAAAGGTATAATAACTTTAAACCCAATAAATATTCAAGCAGGAAAAATAAAAGATGGACAAACAATTCTTGAAATTTCTACAACTCCTCATTCAAATGATGTGATTGGATTACAAGATTTATATTTGCAATTAGATATTGGAAGTAGTACTTTTGAAATGGTTGTTGATAGTATTTCTTCAGGACTTGATCCATCTGCATCCAGTTATATTCAATCTTCAAGTTATGTAAATGGTCTTTTAGTTCGTCCAACAAATGAAATTGGGGGAGTTGCTGCAGGTGCGGTAGTTGCTACACCATTTTCAACCTCATCTTCATTTACAACATCTTCATCTGCAACATCTTCATCTACAACATCTTCATCTACAACATCTTCAGCACCATCAGCACCTTCTGGACCATCATATTCTTCAGGATATTAATAAAAAAATAAATCAAAAAAATGACAGAAAAGAGAATTCAGTTTAGTAATATAATTTTTAATCAACTCCCTGCATATGTTAGGGAGGAGTTTCCATTAGTTTCGGAGTTTCTTTCTCAATATTATCGTGCTCAAGAGTTTCAAGGCGCACCTATTGATCTAATTCAAAATATTGATAAGTATGTTAAACTTGATGAAGTAACTCATCAAATTGATTCTGTAATATTAGGTAATAATATTACAAGTTTTGACGATGTAATACCTGTAGAAATATCGAGTTCTCTTACTGGAACTGATGGATTTCCTGAGAAATATGGTTTATTAAAAATTAATAATGAAATAATTACTTATACTGGAAAAACCTTTAATTCTTTTACTGGATGTATAAGAGGGTTTAGTGGTATTGATTCTCTTAAAACTCAAAATAATTCTGATAAATTAGTATTTACTGAATCAGAATCGACAAATCATTCTGTAGGAGATACTATTATTAATTTAAGTTCTTTATTTTTAAAAGAATTTTTATCTAAAATCAAATATCAGTTGACTCCAGGATTTGAAAATAGGAAGTTATATGAAAATTTAAATGATTCAATATTCATTAAACAATCAAAAGATTTTTACAGAAGTAAAGGTACGGATG